TTTCCTCTGTTATTTGGTCAAGGTGCTTTAGGTGCTGCTGGTGGTGGTATCGGTGGTGCTTTGGGTGGAGCAATAGGTGGTGGTTTTGGTTTTTCTTTATCCATTGTTGGTACTGCTATAGCTCAAAGAATACAAGAAGCTATTGATTTCAGAAAAGAAATTGAAAAAGTAAATGTAGCTATTGAAAAAACAGGTGGAACTTCACGTTTAACTGCTACTGATATTTCTTTTTTAGCAAAAAATATGAATGTTACAAAAGAAGAAGCATTACAAGCTGCTAATGCATTTGCTGCTTTTGGTGCTCAATCTTCTTTAGCTTTGGCAGAGACATTTAGAGATAGATCAACATTTAACTTATACGCAAATTTAAATAAAGACGCACAAACATTTATAACAACAGTAGATACTTTATTTCAGAAAAATGAGTTAGGTATTAAACAAGCAAAACAATCCTTGCAGATATTAGAAGAGAGAGGATTGAAAGAGGCTTCCATATTTGCTGAAGCTATAAATAATGAAAAAAAAATAAGGGAAGAATTAGAAGCAGTAAAACCTACAAAAGAAGATGTAGCAAACGCAAGAGCATTAACTTTAGCAATATTCGACCCAGAAACACTTACATATACAAAAGAATTTATGATGATGAGTGAAGAAGCACAAAAAGCTACACTCAAACTAACTACTGCTGAAGGGCAGTTAGAAAATAGACTTGGAACTTTAGAAGAAAGATTTCAAAAAAGATTAGAATTAGTAAAGAAAAATATTGAGGCACAAAGAGAGTTTAATGAATCTGTTAGAAGAGCATTAATTATCCAAGCACCTAAAGATGAATTACAAAGATTACTAGATCCCTTACTTCAAGTTGATGCTTTAGGTAAAAGTATTGGAGCAAGTTTTTCTGAATCATTTAAAGGTATTGTTCGTGGTTCAATGACAGCACAAGATGCACTAAGAAATCTATTTAATAGAACAGCAGATCATTTCTTGGATATGGCTGCACAAATATTAGCAGCACAAATAAGATCAGGTATTTTTGGTTTATTTAGTAGTATGTTTGGTGGCTATAGTATTACTGGTGGCAAATCAATAACAACTGCTTCGGGTACAAATATAGGAAAAGCAGGTTTTATGCCATCTATGCCTAACTTTAGAGGAGCTAAAGCAGCAGGAGGTTCAGTAAAAGGTGGAGGTAGTTATTTAGTAGGAGAACGTGGACCAGAAATGTTTACACCTGGAGTTTCTGGAATGATTACACCAAATGAAATGCTTGGTGGTTCAACAAATATTGTTGTAAATGTAGATGCTTCTGGTTCTAATGTGCAGGGAGATGAAGAGCAGGGCAAAGAGCTTGGTCGTCTTATCTCAGTTGCAGTACAATCTGAAATAATACAACAACAAAGGCCAGGAGGATTACTTGCATAATGGCTACGTTTCCCTCAATAAAACCTAAATATGGACAACAGAAAAGGTCTGCACCATTAACTCGTATAGTTCGTTTTGCTGATGGTTATGAACATCGTATAACTTTTGGCCTTGCACAACATCAAAATCCAAAAATATTTAATTTTACTTATGACGTATCAGAAACAGAGGCAGATCAGATAGAAACATTTTTAGATGCTAGAGCAAACGATAATACTAGCTTTGATGTTCCTGTTGATTATTTACCCGGCGAAGATTCTACTAAATTTAAGTTTGTTTGTGAAAAGTGGAGCAAGTCAATACCTTTTAAAAATAGAGCTACTATTCAAGCAACTTTTAGACAAGTATTTGAACCACAATAATGTCAGTAAACTCAGCAGTATTTAGTAATTTACAATCAATAAATCCTTCAGCAGTTATTGAGTTATTTACTTTGCAATTATCTACTGCTTTACATGGTGCAAATACAATTTATAGGTTTCATGCTGGTAGTAATTTAAATGCTAACGGAAAAATAGTATGGGCTGGTAATGAATACCTTAGATTTCCAATACAAGCATCAGGTTTTGCTTTTCAACGTGGACAGTTACCTAGACCAAAAATAATTATTAGTAATGCTACAGGCTTGATTTCATCAATACTTTTGACGGTTAATGAAACTACAACTGGTAATGACTTAACAGGAGCTACAGTAACAAGAATAAGAACATTAGCTAAATTTTTAGATGCTGTAAATTTTGCTGATGGAACAAATGCAACTGCTGATCCTAGTGCTGAGTTTCCGCAAGAAATATATGCGATAGATAGAAAATCAGCAGAAAACAGAGAAACTGTTGAATTTGAACTTGCTGCACCTACAGATTTAGCAGGTGTAAGGATACCCAAGCGTCAATGCACTAGGTCTGTATTTCCTTCTATTGGTACATTTGTAGGATGACTTGGAAATATAAAGCATTACTTCATGCACAAAGAGAAGATCCAAAAGAATCTTGTGGACTTTTGTTAAATGTAAAAGGTAAAGAAAGATATTATCCTTGTCGTAATCTTTCAATGACAGAACATCAATGTTTTATTATTGATCCAGAAGATTATATAAAAGCAGACAACATAGGAGAGATAGTGGGTGTAGTTCATAGTCACCCAATAACACCTCCTGATCCTAGTCAAGCAGATAAGATCAGTTGTGAAGATAGTAATTTACCGTGGTATATTGTTAATCCAAAGACAGAACAATGGGCTTATCTAGAGCCATGTGGATACAAGCCACCATTATTAGGTCGTCAGTGGGTTTGGGGTATTACAGATTGTTGGAGTTTAGTTAGAGATTGGTATAAAGAAGAAAAAAATATTGAACTTAGAGATTGGAAAAGACCGACAACATTAGAAGAGTTTAATAATAAACCTTTGTTTGAAGCTTGTGCTTGGCGAACTAATTTTAGAGAACTTAGACCAGAAGAAAAATTACAAGATGGTGATGTGCTGCTTATGAGTATTTTGTGTCCAACTTTAAATCATGTAGCATTATTTTTTCAAGGAGATGTTATTCACCATTTAACCGATAGACTATCTTGTAGAGAGCCTTACTCTGAATGGTTGTTAAAATGTACAGGAAAGAGGTATCGCTATGCTTCGTAAATTAAAATTATATGGAGAGTTAGCAGAATTTATCGGACATAAAGAGTTCGAGATAAAGGTTCAT